TAAAAATATATATTCAGGAATCAGAAGGGGGGTTATGGAGATTTTTTGCTAATCTTGTTGATTCTGAGCCGTTTTTTGCAACATCAACCGATAGAGTGTTGGATTTTATGAGATATGCGCATTCGGTACCTATGACCGATAATTTTTACGAAGTGTATACGAATATGAGGAATATGCTCTCTTTCGGGTTTAAGGAAGATGAGATACCTTTTAACAAGGATATACCTCAATTTGTGTCATTTAGGATTAGAGCGCCATATTTCGTGTTTGCGCAGATAAGAACTCACGGGCAATTAACACAGATTGCTCAGTCTGACAGATGGAGCAAGGAAGATGAATATTGGCTTCCATCTGATATTGAAGAAAAATTTGAAGAAAGCGGAGTGCTACATGGAAGTAGAGAAGATATTTTAAATCACCTATTGAGTTTACCTCCACTTAAAGCCCAGGAAGAGCTTAAAAAAGCAGGCTATCCTCTTGAAATATATCAGAGATGGCCAAATCATATGAAGTTCAAAGAGTGGACATTAAGCGGATATATTGATGATGATAAATCTATCATGCATTTTCTACTTCAAAGAAAGGCGTATCCAGAATTAATCAAAGATAAAACCCAAGCTCAAACAGCTCAAATAGTAAAAATGATGAGAGAGTTGCTTGAGTGGTATATGGAGGAAAAACTATGATTATTAAAGCGTATCAGGAATATGAAATTCCGGTAAGTTTTTTAAACGATGAAAAGCAGAAGTTTGAGTTGTTTGTTAAAGTGTATTGTGACAACGAAAAAACGGGAGATGAAATCATTGCTCATATTTGCAAACTGACAGCCGAGCACATTCAAAAAAAGGGAATAAATGTAACGATTGCCAGTTATTATAATGAACTGTTTGTGGGATTTGATGAATTCTTCACATTTAAAGCAAGAGATAAAGGCTCTCTTGCTGGTAATAATGTTCACATTCAAGTATTGCAAGGAGGATTTAATGGATAAGGTAACTCCGAAACATTACGATATGAAAATAACACCAGTGGAGTTTATACTCGCAAACGATATACCGTTTTGTGAAGGGAATGTAATTAAGTATGTGTGTAGATGGAAAAACAAAAACGGTCTTGAAGACTTGTTGAAGGCAAGAACGTATTTAGATTTTTTAATTGAAGACGAAAGAAAAAGACTTCTTGAAAAAGAAAGGAAACACGATGAGGAGGGTAATCTTTCTGGACGTTGACGGCGTCCTTAATACCTACGGAACCCCTTCCTCCTCTCTCGCCAACTGGAAATACATCGAAGAAGACCTTACTAAAAATCTTGAATCTATCATAAAGAAAACCAACGCAGATATAGTTATATCTTCATCCTGGTGTGAAGAGGCTATAGAGCTTTTAAAAACGGTTAATTTTAAATATGTTGATAAGGTAATCGGTATAACTCCAAGGCAGAGAGAATGGAGAGGGGAGCAGATAATGCATTGGATTGAAGAAAACGCAGATATAAACAATATTGCATTTGTCGTAATTGATGACGAGAATTATGATATATGTGGAGAAGCGTGCTCTGTTATCCCGGAAAACAGATTTGTTCAAACAGATTTTAAAGAAGGGCTAACAGAAGAAAAAGCTGAAGAGGTAATTGAGAAGTTATTAAGGAGACAATATGACAAAAACTGAAAAAATATACAAATTAATAGAAGAATTTATAGAAAACGAAAACAGCTATTGGAAGATAGAGTGGATTAATAGTAGAGCATTTGCCGTATTTGATGAAGTTAAAAGGATTACTTTTGGGTATGGCTGCAAATACGACATTATTATTAAAGGACTTGACCTAGAAGATAGAGATGAAATGTTTTCAATTCAAAAAGATTTATATGAGAGAATGTATGGGTACGAGGAAGTGGTTGATGAAAGTGAAAGGGATATAAATTTTATCAAAAACCATAAACCAGATGGTTATATAATAGCAACTAATTCTGATTCAGTATTGGATGAAGATTGGGCAATTGACAGCATTGAAACATATGCATGGGATATATCTGAAGCTGAATTAGATTATTTTTGGAATGAGGGCGGTTTCGAAATAATGTGTGAGGATATAAATGAAATAGCCAAGAATACTGATTGTTACACTTATAAGGGTAAGAGGTGGTATGTAGTTCCTAAGTATGATAATGCGTATTTTGAATACGCTTTTTATAACGAAAATGGTGAACTGGAGTGGGAATCGTTTGACGGCTACGGCATTTATATGGTTCCAGAGGGAGAAAGTGAGAAAATTATTGAAATAATTGCTGATTGGAAAAAAAGCATGGAAATTAATTCTCTTCCAGATATTATATGGGATGAGATTAATGAAAACCATCTAGTTGAATCTATTGAAGAATTGGGCGTTGACTTGGATGCTATTATAGAGATATCTAATAAATTAACAAGCGACAACGAAATATGCAATTTACCTCTTTCCGAAATCAAAGAACTCATCAAATACGAAATTGTAAAAAGGGAGGGTGATTCGTTTTTTATAGAAATAGCCAGTGCAAAAAAGATATTCCCGGTTTTGAAAAAATGGTTAAAAAACTAGGTATGGGCATTGAAAAAACATTTGTCCCCGGTACTTCTATAAAAATAGACGCTTTTATTAAACATGGGGAGGAATATCACATTTCATGGCTGGAGTTTCTGCTTGATGTATTTGACAAGCAGATAGCATCTCCTGAAAAGTCGCTTAAAAGAATTGTTTTAGAGAAACTTAGAGAAATTCATAATAAGCTTTATGCTAGGTATTTAAACAGATTAAGAACGGAAGAAATATTAGCAAAAGCTGAAAAAGTATGTGTAACTTTTGAAGACTCTCTTAAAGGAGGAAATTGTAAAGCCGGGACAATGGCCTTTATTGAAAGACACAAAATAAATACTCAAAAAGTTGAGTGTATAAACGGTAAAAAGTTATATGAGATGGCCAATTCTAATGAAAAAAGATATGTGCTAAATGCAATAAAGGCTGCTATAAAAAGAATGGAGGAAGAACAGAATGAAAGCAACTGAAATCATGGTAAGAATAGACAAAATCACTAAAGATATTTTAATTATACTATTAGATGCTACAGCCAATACAGGCAATTTGCCATATATTACTCTCAACGGTCCACTTGATGAGATAAGTCTGGAATATTACAGTAAACATACAAAAAAGGCTTCCGTTGCCGCTATAAATGAAGCTGTAGAGCATATAAAAAAAAGGTATGGTTGCGGGAAAGTGCTTGTCAGATATAGGTTGCCTGCTAATTTTAGAGATAGATTGTGGCCGGAATGGTCAAAAAACAAAACTGCATAAGGAGAATAAAATGTCTATGATAAGAGAAGCTCTAACAAACGATATATTGGAAAGGTATGATAATGAAGAATATTGGGATGAAGAAGTCGGTATAGAAGCTGCAAGAGAGGTAATTGCGCTTCCTTATGGTGACTTTGTAGATGAGGTAATGAAAATGACGCCATTTGAAATAAACTTATTGCTTAGAGTATTGGAGCGTGAAAGCAACAATGTAAAAGACTGCAATAAAAAAATCAATTACTTGAAAAATTCAATTATTTGAAGGAGGAGGTATGAATGTATACGATATGTCTAATTTTGCAAATCTATATGAAACAATTTTAAAAATAAATGAGCGTTATAAAAACAAGGAGTTAACAGATGGAACTGACGAAAAAGGTGCAAATGGATATTGGGATTTGGCTGGAGAACTTACCGGTTGGTATGATAATGCGCAAGATGTAATGTATAAAGCGTTAAAAAGCTTCTTTCTTAACAGAAAAATAAACGTAGATAGGTTCATTGAATTAGTGGTGGAAGCCAGAACTATAGCGCTTGTCGGAAAAATGAACAGTTTAGAGAAAGAAGGTGTTGTGTTTGAAAAGGTTGAGGTAGAAAAAACCACAACCCAATGGCTGATTTCAAATAAAGAAAACGGAGAGGTGATAGATGAAATATACGAAGAGGATACATCTATTGTCGACACAATTACGAAAGGAACTTACAACACTTCAACCCTACCTGAGTTAATATTTGACAAAGCCGTATATAATATCGACTTGTCTAAACTGCAGGAATAACAAGAAAAAAAAGATATATATAAAAGGGAAAATTTTTCCTAATAAAAACAAAAGGAGATACAATGAATTTAGAAAAGATAAAAAATATGAAATCAATTTCTTTTAATGAATATTTTAATAACTGGAGCCCCAATGATGATGTAATTGCTATTAAAATGAATGAAGGGGATGCTTCTAATTCCACAGTGTGGCATCTTGATAAAGATTTGTTTAGCTATGAAGAATTCAGAAAAGAAGCGTCTGAAAATGATACGCTTCTCGCAGAAGTGGTTGCAGGAAATATGTTTGCGGAGGAATGTAAAGTAGATATGATGGTTGCTATGTCTGATAAAGATGAGTTGTATGTGGTCTTGAGTTCAAATCTCTTACCACCGGTTACTGTTGTTACAGGAATAATGTCTGTTTTAACTGAGCTGCTCAACAATATGGAAGAAGGAGGTGAACAATGAGTTACACTATTTATTTGGATAATGAAATGCTAGATAGTCTAAGCAATGAAAATGTAGAAGTTGAATTTTTGGAAAAAGATGATGAAAAAATAATAAAGATATACGAGTTTGAGCAATATGTGCGTGATTTTTACAATGTGGAAGATGTTGATGCTTTTATTGCCGAAGCAAAGAAGAACGGGGATTTATCGGAAATACTTAATAATTTTAAAGAAAGCGATTACTGGGAAGAATATGTAAATTCAAGATGTTATCCGATGTATAATATGCATTACGTGCTGCAAAGTAAAAACTGTAATTATGAAATGCCTTTGTTTCTTGAATTGGAAATACCATCAGTTACGGTTAACAATATATTGGATTTGGAGGTTTGTGTTTTATCTCTTACGGGCTGCGGTATGGATTTTTCCGAAAGTTTAGAGCTTGCATATTATGTGTTTGACGGAGTGAGTCCGTTTATGGATTCACATATTTATTATTTGGACGACAAACTTAAAGAGCTATTATTGTTCTGCCGTGAAAAAGTTAAAGAACAAGGCAGTGTGGCATTTACAGAAATAAAGAAAAAATGGAGGGAGATAAATGCATAGATATACCGTGTGTGCATTTAATGCCTCTGGAAATTCGATTGACGATATAGCAAGGCTTTTAAAAAAAGAATTTCTAGACTTGTGCGTTGAAGAAAAGAAGTGCAATGAGAAAAGGTCAATCTTTGTTGACCTTAATTGTGTCGATAACGCTTTTGATGTAATAACCTTTCTCAATAAACATTACATTATAGGCGATAATGAATTGTGCGAAATGCAATTATCCATGCCAGATTATTTAGAATTTTTTTAAGGAGTATTTATGGAAAAAGAATTTGAAAAATTTGTAGAAAAACTTCAAGAAAAATATGATAATGGTGAAGTTATCACGGAAGAAAACGTAAAAGGATGGTCGGTAGACGATATAGTTTACGCCCTTAAAGAAATAGGTTTAATCGAATGGTGGTGCGAACATTACGGGGAACCTGGATACGAAGACCCTGAAAAAGAAATACTTTTTGCAAACTGGAATATGGTTGAAAACCCAGTCATTGGAAAAATAACTGAAAATGGTTATGAAATAGAATGGAGCGATGAATGGGTGCAAAGCGAAGAGGGCTTGGCTTTCAGATGTGTAGCTGATGATTACGGATGGACGCCGTCTTATTATATAAAAGGTGGAGCAATATATTCTATAAAAGAAAATGAAGAAGACTATATAAACGACACATTGTTAAACAATCCCGAAAAAGCGGCGCCTAGTTGGCTAGACCTAAGTAAATATGGTTTTACAAAGGTGGAGGAAAGCGATTCCGGTTGGTATGAATATTGCAAAAACAAACCTCCACAGGAGATAGTTGAAGAGAAAGTCGATGAAAGTGAAGATTTTGTATTTAAAATAGATGCAATGGGTCCTTGGTGTACAGAGTTTAGTCTATGGACAAGACCGAAAATAAGATTTGCAGGTGAAGATGTTGAATTAGTATGCAGTGACATTGACGATAGCGGTGAGATAACTCAAGACTGGAAAGTAACAGGCAAAATCGTCGATAATGAAAAAGGTGAAGAGCATGATGTATATGCCATATTTAATGTAGTAAAACGAAATGGAACAATCATTGATATGGCTTGCAAAGATGAAAATTTCGGTAGTGACTATGTTGATTTGCTAGAAGATGCTGAAAAATTTTTAAATAAAAAAATATAAAAAAAGGACGAGAAATGAAAAAGTTAATCGGATTATTGGTTTTTATTAGCGGTCTAATGGCGCAACAATATTATTGCGCTTCTGTCGAAATAGTAGATGCTGTCACATTTAAAATTTTAAAGAAACTCACAAAACCAGAAATGAAAGTGGCAGTAATAGGTAAAGATAATAGTGTAATTTATGATGTGGAAGAAGTATATCATAAATACTCTGAAAAAGACGGGATAGAATATTACAAAAGCAAAAAAGGAAACATTATTGTTGCGGAAGAGCTGCCTTCTGGTAATTTGGCAATAATGTATAAACCTAAACAAGGTAATATATTCATTAAATATTTTTGCATGTCCAAAGAAAAAGTGGAAAAAAAGAGAGGAGAATAAATGCTGCTTTTTAAAACTAGACCTAAGCAGGAAACTACAATCGGGCAAACAAGAACAGTTATAAAATTTGCTTTCTTGCCCACAACAATGGATGATGGAAGCGTAATATGGTTAGAGAAATATCTAACCGTTCAAAGATTTGGAGAATACGCTGATTTTGTAGGTGGTTCATATTTTGGGTGGGAAACAATAAAAAAAGAAAGAATAAGGAGAGATAATGAAGACGTTAAAAGTTAATGTGCCGATTGCCGTATATAAAACTGTTATATTTAAAGTTAAAGTGCCTGAAGATGTTGATGTAGAAAAATTAAAAGAAGAAATAATTGATGGCAGATATGATATTTTCGTAAACGGCGGAGGAGAATTGTTGGATAAGTGTGAAGTTACTGAAGTTGATGAATATATTAGAGATGTTGATTCTTCGGAAATGTATGAAGAGGATATAACCGAGATTCAAAACGAGGAGAGCGAAAAATTAAAAAACAGAACAGGGTTTTCATCCTCAACGGTGTAAAATAGAAATCATTAAAAAATTTGAAACAAGGAGAGCAAATGTTTAAATTCAGAGGAATAAGCGAATCAAAAAAAGAAAAAGTATATGGATACTACGCTAAGTTTGAGGGTAAAGATGTAATAGTTACTCCTAGCAGCGATGTAATTCCCGTATTGCCCGATAGTGTCGGAGTATTTGTTGACGTAGACAGAAACGGAGATGAAATTTATACAGGGGATACCGTAAGTATGAAGCTGTTTGTTCCTAAAGGAGATGGGATTAAAACAGTTGACGGTGATTTTAAAGTAATTTTCAGTCCTTCAAACTATGGATTTGCAATAGAAAATCCCGAACTGGAAGACGGATTTATGACGCTAAGCAGTTTGCTGTATGGATTGTCTGAAAAAGCAGTATTGGTTAAACCAGAAAAAGAATCTGCATATTCTGCGTTGTTTTTCTTTAAAGATGAATATCAAGATGATGAAAATGCAATTTATGCAGTTCTTAATTGGCTTGCAAAATTAATGGGGCATCAATGGGTTGAAAATATGAGCAAAAACATTGTAACGGGTATAAGCGGAGTAATTCAGATAAACTATCTTACTTTGGAAGAAATGAAAAAGATTGAAGCAAATATGCCCGGTCCATTATCTAAGTATCTTAAAAGATACGGATTTTCTACCAAACCTAAAATTAGTTATCTAGATTTGACAGATATAATCCAAGGCGTAAACAAAAATGCAAAAGAAGATGAATCCGATGCCTACGTAATAGAAGAGGTAAATGGATATAAGCATATTTTCAGTTTAAACGATTCAACGTCTTTGTGCGGAAAAGAGAAACTGGCTACCAAAAAAATGTATAAACCATGGGAAAAAATTGAAGGGTACAAATTGAGAGAATATGCTGCTGAACTAGCAAATGATGGAGTCAACATTTGCCCAGACTGTGTGGTAGAGCTATATTATAACGGAGAGGAATAATCCTCTCTGAACTAATTTTGTATATACATTATTATATAAGGAGAAAGAAATGGAAACGGCAACTGTAACAACGCAATTATTTAAATTTGAATCAATGGAGGATTTCAATTTTCCTGCAGCTGAAAAAATAGTCGAAAATGAATGTGAGAGAATAGAACAATGGTGGGATGCAGATTGGTTTAAGTATGATTTTGAGACAATTGCCAAAATTCTCGGTTTCAGTGTTGAGGATTTTAATTACACAGGTTTTTATTCTCAGGGAGATGGAGCATGCTTTACAGGCATCTGGTCCAAACCGGATAAAGACCCGGTCGAAGAGATAAAAGATTACGCCCCTAAAGATAAAGTCCTCCATAGGCTAGCGAAAAGCGTTAAAGAAATCGACGAATGTTTAGAATGGGTTGAAATTGAAAGAGAGAGTTCACGTTATCACCATTCAAACACAATGTATGTAAAAGACTGGGAGTGCAACGATAAATGCGGAAAAGAATATGATGAATGCGATGAAGAGGCCGAATTTGTATTAAGCATTGCAAAAGAACTTGCCGACTGGGCATATGAACGTCTTGAAGCGGATTTTAAGTATAGAACTTCTGAAGAGGCAGTTAAACAATACATTATTGAAGAAGGGGCATGGTGGGACTGCAACGGCAATAAATATTATGATATTCCAGAGGAAATTAAATGTACCGATGTTAAAAAGGACAAACAATGAATTGCTCTCTGGTCTTGGAACTGCTTCTGGTCTTTGCCGGCTTTGTAATAGGATGGGTAATAAGTGATAGACTTTTTTAATTTTAACCCAAAAAACACCTAAGGAAAAAGGATAAAAAAATGAAAATTTTTAAAGGAAAAGACTATTTCAAACAACAAAATGATAAATTTATCAATCACTATCTGATAGTGGATAAATATATCTATTTAAGTGCCCAGCAAAATGTAAATGAAAAAAGTTTATATGGATGGGAACTTGTTACATTACGTGGTCCTATGTTCAGATTTGAAATTAAAGTAGATTTAGATAGAGAGCCTAAAGACGTTAATGAGATAAGGCCTCTAGTTGATGAAATGATTAACACTATGGTTGAGCTTAAAAAAGTAGAATTTGAAAAAACATACAGAACTGTCAGTGTTGAATATGCCCAAAATCTGGGCTTTGCCAACGTTGACGATACGTTGTATCAAAAAGTTGTTGACGATGTTTGTATATATGCTTACGAGCACTCCAAAAACTGCGTCAGTTCTCCTACATTCTCTGATAAACATTTATTGCCGGATATTGAGATAGCGTTAGGAAACTGGCTAAATTTAGAGAAATACGAAGATGAGGAAAAGAAAATCATTGATGCTGTATATAGATTAAAAGGAGTAAGAGATGAGATTTTTGTCTGAGTTTAAATATAAAGCTTATCAGGTAACAGATGAAGGCACAGTAACGGAATGGAGCTGGGACAACGAAACGATGAAATTTAGGACTCTCGGGAGAGAAAATTCTCCTGACGCAATGCCTGATGACGTCTTATTGGTTAAGGTATCGAGTATCCCAGATGAAAATGACCATTACATTGAAGAGGGTCAAAGAATTATGGATATATATGAATATGAGTACGAGGTTCAAGTATGCGGCTATACAGGCTGTTTTATAGCTGTTGATGACGAAGGTGCGTTTAAACAATTAAATGCAGTTAGCAACCCGTCTATCATTAGAAAATATCCATTGGCTATTGTAGAGGAATTGCAGGAAGTTAAAAGGAATGCCGAACCTAAAGAGATATATGACGGAATATTTGATTTTAAATTTAAAATTGACGCTCAAAACCTTGAAAGATACGCTAAAAAGATAAACGTATCCGTCACTTCTTTGCGTAAAAAAGAATTAAAAATCATAGATTGGGAAATGGATATTGCATTTGGACCGTTTGAAGATAAAAACGGAAAACTGCTGGGTGTATATAGAAACGGGGTATATATTGTTAAAGATGTAGAATTAAACAAAGTGTCTTACGACAGAGTTATGGAGATGTATCAGAATATTACGGAATATAGCAGCTATGTAAGCAGTGTTGAAATAGTTGCCAAAAAAGGCCAAGCTGTCGCAGAATCATACAAATTAAGCAGTAAAGGAGAGTAAATGATACATATAGAATTGAGTGACATATATGTTTATCAACCAGTATCTGATGATAACTTTTATAAAAACAAACCTTTTAGAATGAATATTACATTCTCAGGTCCTTTAAGATTTATAAGGGATAATTGGGAAACGAGTGTTCAAATTAAAAATATTGAAGTTTCAGAAGCCGTATATAACGGTAAACCTCTTGAAAAAGATGTGCTGGAGGAAATTAAATGCGCAATTAAAACAAATCTAATATTCATTGTAACCGTATGTACCGATGAAACGGTTAAACTTAGCAATGACGGGTTGTTGGAAGCTGCATACGAGGCGCTTGACAGTCTTGATATTTTGTAAAGGAATCCAAATGAAAACTTACGTAATAAACGTTAAAGTGGTTAAAAAGATAGAGTACAGCTATGATTTACATGTAATAGCTGATACTTGTGAAGAAGCTGCGAAAAAGGTAAAAGAAAAAGGCGAGGAAGAGCTATCCAGGGTAGTGGTGCCTTCATCAAAGATGAAAATCACTGCTGAAAAAATAACACTACAATACAAAGGAGAATACAATGGGTAAAACTTCATTAAAAATGCCGTGCTCAAACCCTGTAAATACGAATATTATTAAAGAAATAGATTGTTGGCAGATTGAATGTAATAACGGTAAAATAGTGGTTGCGCTTGATATAGATTACATTAATGATAACAAAAACTTTGTTGGACTTATAGATGTGGAAGACGCAATTACCGGAGAAGTTTTTATGATACCAATGACTTCTATATCTATTATAAAAATGGTTAAGCTGATTAGCGTTAAGTTCTATTGTGTGCCTAAAAATAGAAAAGGCAAAGAAACAGATAAATATATATGCCATTACACAATTCCTCATTGCAATGAATATGCGTTTGATGATTATGGTCAAAAACCTATTCAATGGACACAGGAATCTTAAACGAAACTTAAGTGAAATTGCAAATAATGCAAAAATCCTTAAGCAATTCTTAAGAAAAGTGCGTTTTTGGGTATATAGAGATACACTGTTTTTGCCACTTTTCTTAAACTTTTCTTAAAATCATTAAAATTTAAATAAAAGGAGAAATAAATGAAAAATGTACTATTGATTAAAACAGAAAACGGTATGGTAGTTGATGTAATTAACTATGGAAACAACTTAGAAGCTGCAAAAGAAGAGCTAAAACAGATTGTAAGAGACAACGTTGAGAGTAAATATTGGGTTAATGAATATATTAGAGGTATAGAAGAAGACGAGTTGTTTGTAAGCTGGACAAATAAATACGGAGAACAAGAAGCTGCAACTATTGTAGAAGTCTAATGTAAATAAAAACAAAGGAGAAGTCCATGAGTAATATTGAAAAAGCAGTGAGATGGTTTAATATAAGAGGTATAAGCGCATACGAAGACGAGGGTAAAGTATTTGTTCAGGTTAATGGATATGATGATACTGAGAACGTTGAAGTGTCAGCGGCTGAGATAGATTACAGAGCCGAATTGTTTGATGAAATGTATGGATATGATGATGAAGACGATTAATAAAAATGAATTAAATAAGGCGCTGGCGGAGATAAGAAATAACACATTTAAAAGTAACAACGGGACAACCGTAGTGCCTTATGATGTCGTAAAGAAAACTTTCTTAGGTTTAATTAACGATAAATTTAACGAAAGAAACAAAAAAATAGAACATCCGGAACAATTAAATCTGATTCATAAACATCAAATAGTTAACGGATGTAAAGTAACAGTTAGTGACGACAGAGCCGAAATTATAGATATGCTAACCTGTGACAGAACTGTTATATATAAAAATAAATATAAAACATTAGGTGGTTTTAAGAGGGCCATAATTAGGAAAACGCTAAAAATCTGGATGGACAACTATTAAAAGGAGCAAGTATGATTTTATTGAAAAGAAGTTTTGAAAGACTGCTGGAGCTTATCTCCGGTATGCCGATGCCCGTTATAGAAGTAAATGAAGATAACCGTGAGGTTGTTGTAAAAAATGCAAACGGGGCAATTGGGTATGTGCTTGAAAACTATACGGATGAACAGGTTGAAACAATAAAAAGAGCAGTTGACGGTAACAGAATTAGAAACGAAAGGGAATTGAGAGCCCTTGAAATACTTGAGGAATTTTTAAGTTATGAAATAGACATTAGGGATTATGACAGCTTTTTTAAATTATACGATTTCGTGGAAGAGGAATATTGTGAACAGGATAAAACTGTTACCGGAACTATGATTATGTGTGTTGACAATTATAAAGTAGAAATGGATATGAAGGTAAATCTATTGGATGAAGAGGTCTATGTGTATCAGGCGGAAGATTATCAAAAATGCGGTATTTATAATAGGTACTTTCTTGTAGAGTTTATAGCAAACATTATAAACTCTGTAAAATTTGGAAACAAATGCAATGTAAAAAACTAAAAAGGAGCAAAAATGCCAGATTGGACACACAATACAATAAAGTTTGAAAAAATGGACGATGAAGAAAAATTCAGGGAATTGAGGGTTAAATTAAAAATAAAAAACCTGTTTAATGATAGGAAAAATTACAAAGGGCTATTCTCACGTCTTCTTGAATTAAAAGATGGAGACGATATATATAAGGAGATAGGGGCTAAATGGGATACCTCCAGGGAAGAGTTAAAGCGTATTGATGAAAATGAAATAGTTGTGGTAGGAGATACTCCGTGGGGACCTCCGGTTGAAGGGTTGAGAAAAGTATCAGAAAAATATAGCTGCAGGGTTGTAGATAATTATACTGATGAAACGAGGGAATCTGGAATTATTGTCTGCGAAAAAGGTGAAGTGATAGAAAATGTTCATTTCGAGAGCAAGGTAGATGAAGTATATTATTATTTGCAAAAGGGTGATGAAAAAGCGGCTAAAAGATATGTAAAATATTTAAAAATGGCTTTTCAGGAAGACGACCCGACAGTGATGGCTTATGAGACGTACGGGGATAAACAGAAAATCCTGGAACTTGTGAAGAAATTCGGTGATGATAAATTGTATAATGAAGTTGAGTTGTATTTAAATAATCAAAAAAGGAGCGCAACAATGATAGAAGATAATACTTTAAACGAATCAAAACAACCAGAAGGAGATATTATGGAACAAAACAAAGCTACTAACGAAAAACCTGTTTACCAAGTTGTTGGCGATACGCCTGTCTTGGCTATCTGGTTTAAAACTATCGGGCAGGAGAAATTTATATTTGAATCAAAAATTCTTACAATACCTGACCATGTAGAAAAAGAAGTGCTGCACATTAGTGAGATTTTAGATGCGTATGTAGAAAAGAAATATAAAACATACATTAAATGGAATGAATTCGGTGATGCACATCTTGTTCTAAAAGGAATTACATTTCCGCTAGAGCAAGTGAGTAAATTGATAGCCCGTGAGGAATCTAATGAACTGTTCGAATACAGGCTTGAAAAAGCTGAAAAAATAATCAGGGCTTGTATCGAAAATATTGATGAAGTGTACCAAAAAGAAAATGTTGTTGAAGATATAAAGTTTACAATATAGCAATCTAAAAGAAAGGAGCAAGCAGGTTTGCACCTCCCCCATAAGCTGAGGGCTTGCTCCTTTCCAAAAGAGGCGCTAAATGAACAGAGGAGACTTTCTAAAAAGTTCTGCGCTGCGGCTACTGATACCGGCAATGTTATTATAGCAAAAAAATATTTTATTAGTAAAGACAATTAAAAAAAATAAAAGGAGCAAATATGGAAATAACAAACTATCTAGTGGAATATAAAGATTTTATAGTTGAGGTGTATCCTTCAACTCCCCATAAAGACGATGAGATTTTTACGGAAGACACTTTTAATCCTACGATGGTGTCTCCTGATGAGATGAGAGCTGGAATAGAGGAAACTGCTGCAAAAATCAGAGCGGAGTTTGAAAAAGAAATAGAGGCTGTAAAAGAGAAATACTGTGGAAAAATGCATTCTTATGAGAAATATCATGAAATTCTAAAAGAGCATCGTTATATATTTAATTGCGTTAAAGACGTGGGCATGCCTGATTATGGGTTAACTGGTAATAAGCTTGACAGTATGTATAACGTGTTGGAGTTTTTAAGAAAGGTTGACAGCGAAATCAAACAAATGAAATTAAATGAAAACAGAATTTATCTAGAGCCTCGAATGGAATATAGCGTTTGTGTTTATGGTGGTGACGACGCTGATGTAGATTCAATCTTTATTGACTTTGAATGTAAAGAAATAAAAATGCCAGATGAGAAAAAAATAAGAAGAATGGCCGCCAATGATTATTTATACAATAATGTGTTCCCTGTATTTAGATACGACTGCGAAGCCGTTGAGGACTATATAAACGGTGACCTTACGTGGAAAGGCTTTGTTAAGAAAATAAATCCGTTTTTAGAAAGACGTTGTTAAAGGAGTTTATATGAAAAAAAATATAAAAAACGAAACAACTATAGAGCTTTTCTATAAAAACAAAAAAATTGCCACAGAAAAAAGAATTGTTTATGAGAGCGGAGAAATAGAAGAAAAATTTTTAAATCCGAATACAGGGAAATGGGTGAAATATTCTTCATTTATTAAAAAAGTAGAAATTGAGCCCGAGCACCTTGATTTAATAAGGGGTTGGTATTATAGTTCTCTGGCAAAACCGTTGTTTAATTATTACGGAAAGGTTAAAGCCGTAGTGGGTATAAGAGATAACGAAGACACTTATAGTGTAGTGCTCGGCCCCTGGGATAAGTTTATAGCTAGAGTAAATGTAAATCCGTGGACTGTGGCAGATGTAACAATTAGGGATGAGCACCATCTGGTAATTGAGACAAGTTATCACAAAGATGACAGCCAAACTAATTTGGATTACGCTATTGAAACATTGGAGACAATATTAAAAGAACTAAAAGCCAAAAAGGCAAGAGATGAATGATAAATACACCGTCAGGGCATATTTAAACGAAGAGTTTGCCGAGTCAAATTCCTCGGCGCCTTATTGTGTGGAAATCTACCTTGCTGATGAAAACGGAGACTATGTAGAGCTGATTGAATTCGAATACAAAGAAACAAAAGAAGAAGCTGAAAAGAGAATTAAAGAGATAAACGAGAAAGGAACAATAGATGAAGATTAAAATAAACGGGGCTAAAGACGGGATACCCACACATAGCGTAGTGATAAGCGATTGTGAAAAGGTAGAAATTAAAGCAGTTTATTTCACCAAAGAAGCAGCTATCAAAAAATGGGCGGAGATAGTAAAGCAGTTTTCTGACAGCGGAGATGTATTTGAAATTATAAAAGAGCATTATTATGCAAGACTTAAAGACGGCAGACATATCGAAATACTTGACGCTAAGGCATACAAAGATATAACGTCTAACAAATAAACCGTTGATAGGAGATAAAAATGGACAATTCCAAAGAAGAAACCTTTGAGAAAATAAGAGAAAGCAGGGATTATTTAATAGAGTTCTGCTATTATGCAAAAATAACCAATAAAAAGCAGTTTATAGACTATTTTAACGTAAGCGATGGGACAGCTCAATACACGCTTGCAAAACATAAACTTAATTTCGCCAAACTAAGAAAGGAGCTGGTCCTTAAAGCTATAAAAGAAAAAATACACTCAACGGAAATAATAGCAGATATACTGGGGTTGTCAGAGGCCACTGTCACAAGGCTCAAAGAGAAATTATACAGAGAGAAAAAGATTGATAAAAAAGCATACACTAAAAAAAGAAATCTGCATTCAGGTAGAATTAAACGCCAACTAATAACAATGTTTGAAGAGGGAATGACAACTATGCAGATTTCAAAAGAATTAAGACTGTCGGGCAGAAAATTAAGAGAGTTAGTGGAATATTTCGGTTTACGGAAATATGTAAAAAAAAATCGAAAGATAGATACGCAGAAGCTGGATGAGCTGATAAGAAAATATCCCTCCGGCTCATCAAGAAAAATTGCTGCGTTAGTAGGCTGTAACGATAGCTATGTCAGAATCAGAAGAAGAAAAATATTAAGGAGCAACAATGAAAGTGGAAATAGTAAAAACTGTAGTTGAGGAATATGAGCTTACCGAAAAAGATGCTATAAAAGTTATAGAAGATTATGGCGGAGATGTTAAAGAATATATTCGAAACGAAATGGAGCCGTACGATGTTGATGAAACAATAGGGGAGGTAAATTATAATATAGACGAGCTGCGAAGTATAGAAGCTAAAATAAAAAACTTTTCTCCAAAGGACTGGTTTATCAAATACAGCAGCTCAAAGATTTCCTGCAAAAACAAAAAATTAAACGGTGCGGTTAATCCTACGGAAGAGCAAATGAAACTTATAAAAACATTAATGCCGTTTACGCATAAACACAATAGCAATTTCGGTCTGGAGTTTCAGGGAGTAAGGCTGTTTAAAGACTATGCCGAGGCCAGTGATTTAACTATATTGATTAGAATAAATACCGATACCGGACTACCTGATGAAATAGGATTTTCTTTGGTAGGCGAAGCGGCTTTAGAGTTTGATAGAAAAGATATCTTGCTGTGTAAGAATACGTTTGCAGTCAAGGTTGATAACGAATGTTTGATTTCGTCTAACTTAGTTGAAGGCTATATGGACACCCACAAAAAGCTAAATGTGGATAAAAACAAAGGAAAAGATATTAACCTTTATGAAATCGATACATCCGGAGAGCTGTGTGTTATAGGCAATAAACAGTTTAGAAGTAAGTACATCGCTAAAGTAGCAGATATATTAGGGAGCAGTTGGAAACATTATATTGAAGATGATGTTTTAAAGCTGTATAGCGATAATATAGAGATATATCTCTCAGCCGTGCTTATTTAAACGGCTTTCTTTCTTTTTTTTTGTTTAGTAGGAATTTAAAAATATTTAAGTTATATATAAATGGAACTGTTTTGTTCTAGCAAAATTTTAAAAGGGGTTTTTATGCTTAATGAATCAATTATTAAAAAAGCAATTCTTTGGTATGAGATGAATTGCATTGAAGCCGAAGAAGATAACGGACGGGTATATATAAAAGTTGAAAGATGTGAAAACTCTTTATGGGTCCAGGTAAGTGAAGAAGAGGTTAGATTAAGAGCTGTACAATACGAGGAATACTAAATAAAAGGAGAGCAAATGAAACTATCAATAGCTGAAGTAGCAGAAATATTAATGTTATCTGACGGTGGGATGTCAGATGAGGAACTGGCTGAAAGATTTGATGTGCATAAAACAACAATAGCCAAATTAAGACAAGGGAAAATAAAGAAAGGGCTTGAAGCAAGAAAACTAATACAGGAAAGAGTAGAGGCAACAAAGTTATGGGAGTTTAGCAGACTGCCTAGAACTGAAAGATTGTTTTATTTTATATTGGATAAATATAAAAGAAAATATTTTGCGGAAAAACTAGATAGATTACTTGAAAAGTTTGAAAAGTTGTATCCTGTTAATAACCATTGGAAAACGCCAATAGATAAATTAGAAAGAGAAGCGAGAGAGGTAAGAGAGTTATTGCTTTTATATAAAGATGCAATTATTAAATACGGGTTTGTTTCAAAATCCACAGTAGAAGAATATATAAACATTCTCACGCTGGAGCCGAATGAGCAAACAGACGCAATAGAGAGGGCATTGTACAATTTAGCATATGCTATTAGCGAATTGTATAAAGTAAACAAAGATGTGATTTTTGGGCTTAAGGAATTCTGTGGGAGTTCCAGTGCGTGCGAAAACGCCATAGGTGTGGTAGAAGAGTTTACAAGGTTCCTTCAGGGGGAAGAAAAATATCTAGGCATTAAAGGAGAAAAATTCATAAATAAGGCACATATAAACGTATATGAAGTCCTGAGAAATGGAAGAATAGTTGCTTCTAATAAAGAAAGATTCTTTTACTATATTAATGAAAGAATCGAGGGGGTAAAAGAAAGATACGCATGGGCAACTAGGGATAAATCTATGAATAGGTTTTATACCATTGAGAAAATAAGTGAAAAATATCGAGAGGTAGTTAAAAAGTTAGAACGAATATATGAAAACTTAGAAGATGCACTTAATAAAAAATAAAATAGAACAAGGAAAAAATGAAAGAAATTAAGTTTAGGGTTTGGGATAAAAAAAGAAAGAGAATGCTGACAAACGGCATTTGTGTAGGTTTTGGTATAAATGGGCAGTATGTATTGGATGCCGATGACAGAAACTGGGAGGGAGATATAACTTGGATATATGAAAAAAATATAACTAACAATCTTTCCCCAGATGATTTTGTAATTATGCAATATACAGGTCTTAAAGATAGAGACGGATGTGAAATTTATGAGGGAGACCTGGTTGAGCTCATTACCTTAGAGGGGGTGTACGAAATTGTATACAACGAATACTATGCAAGATTTGTCTGTAGAAACATAAAAGATGATGGAGGAGGTTCTCTATTTGAAGGAGTGGTTAAAAGGGTGATAGGTAATATATATGAAACAAAAGATGCAATTAACAAACAAAAGGAGGACAAATGAAAGTAAAAAGTATTAAAGAACTAACATACAGAGGATTCAAACCTACATACAATCCAAATGAGCTTGTAAAGTGGATAGATGAAATTGAAGAAGGGTTGAGAAATAAAGATGAATTTTTTATGGAAAAAGCAGATATGTGGAGAAAAGAAGCTGACAATATGAAAGAAAGGTTGAAAAAAATTAGAGAGCATGAGTATTACACTCTTTTTTATGCTACCTACTTTCACGAATCAAGGTTAGTAGACCATGCTCCAGAGCACATCAGAGAAAACGCTGTGATTCATCCTAGAAGAAAATGGGGTGTTTTAGCAAAGAATACTCCGTTCCATTTCTGTGACGGAATGTATACACGTGCTGGGAAATCGTATCCGTATATTCGCAACTCAGAGTATACGGAAATATATGAAAGCAGAAAAGAGCAAATAGCTGCTATATATAAGTTCTTGCTTGAAAAAAGCGTTATAAGCACAGATGATTTTGAAGTGGAAGAAAAAGACAATGTAATACTGTTGTTCCCAAAAGATAAAAAAGGGTTGTTTATCGGTAAAAAAGGTGCAAATGTAAAATTTGTTGGAGATGTTATAGGAAAAAGAATTGTTGTAAAATAAAGGAGAGTAAATGAATGCAATGGAGAAATTAACACAAGAAGGGATAGGGTTTGAAGTTAGGTATATTAAAAACAATAAATATGATGTTTTTTCAGGAGGAACAAAACAGGAAAAGAAACTTGCAGTGCCTATTCGTTTTGTTAACCCTGACGGGAAAGCCTGGGCAAAATTAAAATTCCTAAAAAGAGATGAACCCCACGTAAACGAAGGCAAATGGAGAATTTATTTTGTTAATGGAGACCGTTCTATGTTATTTTGGGATAAAAAAGATTCTTTTCTGGGAGATACTTTAGAAGAGGCCTGCGAAAAGGCTTACGATTACTACATTAAACATATAAAACCAAAATATGACAGGTATGAAGTTGTTTTGAAAGAAGAAGTTAAATACACGGAAGACAATCCTGCTGTTGTTCAACTGTAATGGTTAGCTAAAATAAATTTAAAGGAAAAAGCAATGAGATTTGATATACCGGCAACAAAAAAATGTATTTGTGGAGCAGAGGTAGAATTTGGTTCTGATGACTATTATGTATATTGTCCAAAGTGTGGGGAAAGACATAGTAAAATACATACAATCATTGGTCAAACAATAGGCAATGATTATCATACTGTAGATAACCATATAAGACTTCATTCTAAAAGTAAAGTGATTAACAAAGACTTTTATGTAATATCTAGAAAGATATTAAAAGATAAACTCGGGAGAACATGGTTTGATTATTCAAAAGTTACACTCACGGATATGCTGGGCAGCGATGCATTTGATGAATATTATCTTGAATATAAATATCATAGTGCTACTATAGGCTACGATAAAAAAAATAAAAGATGTGAAATCCGCAGAAATATGGAACGTGAAACGTGGGATACGAATACACCTTTTTCTGCATATGACATATTTATTGATGAAAAAGAATTTGACTATAAAATTAGAAGTATTGTAAGAAACGATACCGGTGTAATTTTAGGGAGAACAGTTCCCAAAGTTATATATGATACAGTTAATGAGATAGTGGAAAACGCAACATTGAAAACTGTTCCAAATGCATTAAATGAAATTGAAGAAATCTTAAAGGAGCTAAAATGAGTTTTGAAATGAATCCAAGTGGAAGATATGTAAAAATTATTCTTAGCAATGACGGATATGATTTTCTTAAAGGTTATGAGTTTGCGTCTACGGAAGAGGGCACAGGCATATTCTTTACACGTGAGCAGTTGGAAAAATATGCCAATCCCGAATATTATGATGATGACGATAAACCGAACGAAAGCTCCTTGTCTACAATACAACAGGTGCTTGAGAAATATCTGGATGTCGATTTGTTTATATTTTATTAAGGAGGTTATATGAGGCATCCGATTTTTAAATACTTTAAGCAATATTTACATTTATTGCCTGAAGTAAAAAAACTCTTTGAAAATTATGACAATAAAGAGGTAATTGAGCAAATAAGAAAAAACCTATTGAAAAAAATTGAGGCTATAATAAGAAAAGATTTTCCTCCGGGAAGCGTAATGGGAGTAGAGGATGACGGATTACATATTTACGCAGCCTCAATGTTTTCAAAAATAGTAATAGCATATTTAATTATTGAAAATGGGTTGGTGTTTATTGACGCAACAGCAGACGACTGGAAAAGTGAGTTTTCCGAAAAGACAATTGGAAAATTAAATCCAGCCCAGATTAAACTTCCATTTTCGGTTGGGTTGTTAAGAATAAAGCATGAAGAAGTGCTGGATGTATTGTTTTTATCAGACAATGATAGAATAACGTTAAAAATATTAGGACTTCCGCAAGAATACAATAACCCTAATTTGGAAGAAGTAATCAAAAAACACTTTACGGAAGTGCAGATTGACGTAAAACATAACACTGTAGAAGAATCTTTAAATGATTCTAAACTTAATGACTATCAAAAAACAGAGGTATATCAAATTCTTTCCGCTTTTATGTATATTACTATGGCGAGGGAATCGGAAGAATATAAGAAAACTGTGACAAAAAAGATTGTTAAAGGAACGCCTTCCAGAAAAAATAATATTCCTAAGCATACAATGAACTATGTAAAGGTAACTCAGAAAAAAGCCCCTTCTGTAAATTCTACCGGAGATGTTGTTACTCATAGAGAATCAACTTGGCTGGTAAGGGGGCATTGGAGAAATCAATGGTATGCAAAAGAAGGCGTTAATAAGCCAAAGTGGATAGATGCACATTGGAGAGGCAAAGGTAAAAAAGTTATTGAAAAAATATATAAGCTTTCAAAGGAGACAGTATGAGATTAAAAAGTCTGACAGTGATGGGTTATATAGCCGAAAAGGCTAGGTGGGCGTGTCATAAACGCAACGATGAAGCATATAAAGATGTAAAAGGTGCGGGCGGATTTTATGACCTTGCTTTACAGATTCTTGGAGACTGGGACAGGTATGAAGACTTGGTTGAAAAGATGATGAAAGTGTTAATCGACAGGTTTGAGGTAAAAGGAAAAGCGGTTGATATTGATGTCTTAATAAGAGAAATGATTGAAGTTCGAATAGAGTTGCTACATAGAATAAATAGCGACCTGAAAGCAAAAGGTAAAGCTTTGGTTGTAGAAACTGAATATTCGACAGCGGATGTAGAATATAAAAGCCTTTATGTCGATGAGGGGAATGATTATTATTTTGCCGATGAGCTTGATTCATATGTTGTTGAGTTATATGAAAAAAGCGAAAAAGAGGCAACACCTATCGATGAGCTTTCCGATGAAGATATATTTGAGGTTGCAATGAATGTAGACCTTAAAAATATGTGTGTTGAAATAGGGTGAAAGACTATAAAAACAAAACAATTCAAAAATACAACAAAATTCAATATTAAGGAATAAAAATGGATAATAAATATTTTGATTTTCTATGCGAAGCATTTGGCGGTAATTCTTCAGCTTGGGAACATTTGTTTGACAAAATGGAGGATTTTGAGCTTGAACCTCATCAAATAGTAGAATATACAAGAGAGTGGGCGTCAGAGCCGATAGAGTTTAATGATTTTATGTTTAGCTGTTTGAAACTCGGCGCTCAAAAGATGAAAAACGTTCTAATTGACTACGCTAAAGATAACTATGATAATTCAGATGAAATAATTAGGGCAATAAAAAATTATGAAGTGCCAATCTGTTGCGACTATCAGGATTCTTATTATGATGATGATGTGTTTAACCAATTTTCATATAAAGGACTTGAAGATGAAAACAATCAAAAAGAAATGCTTGAGATGTTGTTAGATAAAATGCGGGAATAAAAAGGGCGAATCCCTTTTAAATAAGTGTAAAATATATTATAATGCGAAAGATATGGGAAAGGAAACAAAATGGCTTATTTTGATGGAATAAAAACGGGAGACAGAGTTTGGGATTTTGAATTTGGGTGGGGTACTGTTATAGAGTTATTAAAAGCCTCTGATGTAGATAACTGGAATGTTACTCCTGAAAAAGATTTTGATTTAATGGAAGTCGAATTTAACGATACTTATAGCGGTTATGGTTATTATGATTTAAACGGTGTGGCTTTCTATTCAAAAGGCAATCAAACATTGTTCTGGGACGAAATTAAATTTGAAGTCCCTAAAAGACCTTATGTTAAGCTTAAAGAAGATAATTTTCTCATTCAACTTTATTCTAACAAAATAGAAAAGTTAGACAAGCCGGTTGAATTAGATTATTTGAAAGCTAATGGATTAACAAGGGACGATGAGGAAACAGCCAAAAAGGCGCTAATGCAAATAAAAAGATTTATAAGACTTTTAGCTCTAAGGGACCAGGAATGCCCTGATAGTAGAGGTTTTGAGTTTGAGCGGAGTAGAGAGCGGAAATGGAGAGTTGCGTTTGATATTGTTGATAAGAAATATTACGCTACAGGGGATGCGGTGGGGCGAACATTTGATGTCTATTTTAGAACAGAAGATGACGTTGAAAGAGTTTGCGACATCCTAAATTCAGGAAAATTTGATTTGGAAGGAGAATGAAATGAAAATAGAGACAAAATTGGATATAAATGCAGAATGTTATGTGATTTATAGGGACAAAATTCGTAAGACCAAAGTTCTTAACATAGTTGCTGATATAAATTGGGATGGAAGAATACAGATAACTTATTGGGTTAAAGATGTTGGACAAGTTCCAGAAAAAAAAGTTTTTGCAACAAAAAAGGAAATTTTAAAATTTTTAGAAGAAACAATAGAGGAGGTGTAAAATGATATTTGAAGTAAAGTTTGATAAAGAAGGCCTAGAGTATGAATATATTGAAATATACAGAGATGATGAAGACTTCGATGAAGAAGAGAAAATTAATGAAATGTGGGCAGGTATAGAAGGGCTTTTTGATGATGTTGAAGAGTTTGTTAGAAAATACACAGGAAGAGAAGGGATGGCCTATAATGCTATAGGTTCTGCTGACGGGGTAGATGTGCATGATTTAACAGAAGAGGAATGTGAAACACTGTTAAAGCACAAGGAAGAGTTGCTCGGTGGATTTATAGTAGATATACAATGTTTAAAAAAAACAAAGGGAGAAAAATGACTAGAAAAGAAGCTAAAAAAGAATTTTGGAAAGAAGGCGGAGTTTTTGAAGAAATGTTTGAATATTGTTTTGATAAAATTTTAAAACTACCTTACAAGGGTAGTGTTGTGGATGCTTTTATAGACAAAATCTATGACGATTTAGAAAGTAGAGTTTGTAAAAACTGCTCTAAATATAAAGATGGAGAATGCAGGATATTCCAAGGTGCGAAATTCAAGTGCACATTAGATATTTTAAATAATAAAAATTTTGGTTGTAACAAATTTGAAAGGAGAATAAAATGAAAACAGAAAAAACTACAAAAAAAATTCAAATCAAAATCAAAAAAAGAATAGTAAAAGATGACACAAGAATTGGTGCGATGTATTGTTTTAAAAACTGCTCTGTAAATATTAATTAAAGGAGTGGCAATGCAATATTCTATCCAAGATGTGAAAGAAGCTATTAAACACATTGAAGAAGTATTAAAAGATAAGTGCACTAAGGAAGAATGCAAGAGAGACCATCTCTTGCTTAAGGCTATGTTGGAAGATTTATTAAGATTTTTGGATAATAAAAAATGAAAATGAACCTAACATCTAGGTTAAATTAAGAATTAAACAATACTAAAGGAGTAAAAATGAAAGCTAAAATTCTTTTTCTTATATTTTTATCTTTAAATTTATGGAGCAAAGAATTATTTAAAATAGAAAAAAAATATTTTAAATATGAAAAAGTTACTAACTTTGAATGTAATGTCAGAAGTAAAACTGTATTTTATTTTAAAAGCACATCTTCTGGAAGAATCTCTACAGCAGAAGACTATGGTATGTCCTATAAATGTTTCCATAATCGTGTATATTTAATATCTAATAGCACTTTTACAGCGACGCCAACTTTAGTCCCATGTAAATGTGAGAAAGATAGCATGTGGATTAAAGATGAAGGTACTCTGAAAATTGATAAAAAAGAAGAAAATTAATTAGATAGACTTGCGAATTGGTATAACAGATTTGAGAGGAGAGATAATGAAACCATTTAAAATAAGCGGCAATAAAAACGGTGTTAATCTAAGCATACCGGATAAAATCTTAACTGAAGGCGGAGCGGAATATTTTGCAAGGGTTGTAGTCGGAAATGTAGAAGGGGATAAAGCTTTTGCTTTGCAGCAGTTGATAAAAATGTGTAAAAAACATAAAAGAAATCTAATTATAAACGAGGAGGTGAAATATGCCACATTGCATTCAGGTAGGAACGCCTGAAAAATATGTCTGGTTTCCTATAGACAAATTAAGTGTTGAATTAAAGTTTGAATACAACGGAGAAGAGTATGTGGTAAGAATGAGAATTAACAACCGCTATCTAAGATGCCAGGATTACGGTCACAGCGTATTATTTGACAATTTAATTACTAAAGCCAATGTATATAAAGAAAACAAAAAAGTAGCTACCCTTACACTGAATATAAAACATTGCTTTGATGTTGACTTGGATGAAGGGGATATCTTTTTTGATGAGGAAAGGTTTATTAAAGAAGTGAAAACAATGTATAAAGTTATAAGCAAGGAGGACAAGTGATTTCAAGAAAAGCATTAAAAAGACACTGGAAAGCAATGGAATGGTGGAAAGACCAGCCTGAAGGAACAAGGATTTGGTGCAAAATGCCAGATGGGTATTATCCTTATTATATGTCGAAATGGCATTTACAAAGCGACCCGTTGTGGAGTTCGGATGCCGAATATGTAATTAATGATGAGTTTGCAGAATTAAGAAAGGCTATTGCCGATAAAAAGAAAATAGAGGTATACAATGAAGATAAATGGCAGCCTATTGAAATGGTATTCTCTGCAGTTCCTACAGACCCTAATACAACTTTTTTTGAAGACCTTTCAAAACACGGATGGAATGTTAGCAATTTTAGGGTTAAAAAAGAAAAGGGAAGAGAAATTAAAAAAAATGATTTTATGATTGTTGAATTCTTGTCTGAAGATACGTTTAAAGTATTATTTATATTTGATAAGGAAAAAGCAAAAAAAGAATACAATAAAACATTTACCCTGGGTGAATCCTATGAAATAGGCAATGAAGTAACTCTTTCCGATGCAAGAAAGAAATATAAATGGGAAGATGTCCCGTATAATGAAAAAAATAAATTATGGGATGGACAGCCTGTATTTATCTGTGGCAACAATATTCCGTTTTCAAGAACTGTCAGGTTTTACGATGCAGTAGATAACAGTTTCTTTTATGATGATGCAGGGGAGAGGAATGTTACTCCAAATCTAATTGATAATGAGTACAGTTGGGAGCCGTATCCACACCTGGATGATGAATGGGTTATCAAAGCATATAGACGACTTAAATTTTAAAGGAGTGAAAAATGAAAGGTGAAATAAGAGAATATAGAGGCTACAATAAAGAGCAAGGTTGGGTTTATGGATTTCTTTTAATAACTGAAGACGGTTGGTTTATTGTTAACACAGATATAATTTGGCTGCAGGAGAATAATTTTCCAGGGCTTGAGAAAAGATTTGAGGTGGACCCTCTTACTGTTGGACAAGAGATAGGTTTTTTGTCCAAGGATGGTAAACCGCTATTTGAGTTTGATATTGTAGATTTGGTTTTACCTAAAACGCCTTCTAAAGAGCAAGAAGTGATAAGGGGCGTAATTGAATACGATGAAAGTTGCGCCTCATATAGAGTTAAAGTTTACGAAGATTTTCAGGATTTTAAAGAGAATACGGTGTATGATTCTCAACCGTTGCATGGTGATGTTGAATGTTATTTGGTTGGGAATGTTTATGAGAATCCCGAACTTGTAAAATTAAATGGAATGGATGCAGCGATAAATTTTTTAGAAGAAGCGGTTGAATCGGCTCAAGAATATATTAAAAAAACTATTGAAGAAAAAAAGAAAAACAGAAACAAAAAGATAAAAGCAGCAACCATAACATATGAAACATTGGGAGAAATAGCGAATAAAAGGGATAAGGAATGAAAGTAGAAGTGTTTGATACAGATTATGTAAAACCAGATGAAACAATAGAATTCTTAACCAACGGGATGTGTGTTTACAATTATCGTGGAATTAATTTTAAAATATTTAAAAACAGAGAGGATGTATACAGGTTCTTAACTGAGAGAGATTCCTCTCTTGTTATAAAAGAATTTTGCAGTGAGAAAGCGCTTGATAAATATCTTAAAAAAAATAAAAAACATTAAATCTATTCTTTTATGCTTTTAATGGTTTTTGCACTCTTGAAATTAAAGTGTATATTTAGATACAATAGCCTTACATTTCCCCTACAATATTAAGTGCAATCATATGGATAACTATAGAAAATAGTTATCTCTGAGAGAGGGGTGTTTGTGTAAAATTAATACAGAAGAAAGGCTTATTATGCAAAATAGAGTTTTGACTAAAAACGAAAATAAAAGAGTTAAATGTATGGTGTATACAAGAGTTGTGGGTTGCAATAGGCTCGTCGAGAGTTTTAATATTTGCAATGAGACTGAACGCAGAGAGAAAAGGTTTTTCAATGAAAGCAATGGATAGCGTGGCCAATATTATTGCTTATTTATCTGTTATTCTACCAATAATGGCTGTTTTTTATATAATATTTAAAGAAAAAATAAAGGAGCAAAAATGAGAGAGAAAAATAAAGAAAAAATTAAGGAATTCATAGAAGAGCTTGAAGGGTTGAAAAAAGATAAAACAATAGACGATGAGATGAGAGAAGAAGCTTTGGTTTTGCAAGCAATGCTGAAAGAACTGCATAACGACCCATTAAGATTGATGGTGAAGTTTCAAAAAGACAGAATGCTTGACAAGCAACCTTATCAATGGTCTAATGAATCGGTAAATGTTGTAGAGGAATTGTTTGAGGCACTTGGTTATGATGTACCAAAAAGCAAAAGAGAAAAGCTTAAAAACAAATTTGTTGAGTTTGTAAAAGATACTGCGGTGGAGTTTGGACTCGAGCAAAAAGAGATAACTCCTGAAAGCATTATTGATGCGTTCGCTGACATATGTGAACTTGGTGTAGGTGCTATAATGAAAATGGGGTATTGTCCAAAATGTGTATTATATGAAATGGCTAGACACATAAATAGCAGGACCGGAAAGATAGTTGATGGTAAATTTCAAAAAGACGAAAATGTAAAAACATACGAGCCTGAATATAGTAAATGTGTACTTAAAGCAGATGAGCACAAAGAGAAACAATGAATGATATTCCTGTAGAGATAATTTCTTTTTTAAAGGAAAAGGCTTCAAACGTTAAAAATTTGATGAAGGTTAAAGTGTTGTTGATGGATGAAATAGGTATAACAGGAAAAGATGCAAAAAAATATGCAAAATGGTGGATAAAGGGAGTGAATGGAAATAAATAAAAATATTAAAGATTCATTCTATTATTATGGGTGTTCAGCTAAAGAGTTTGTAAACATGAAATATTTGGACGCTTTAGAGTTTAAACTTAAAAAAGCAGAACAATTAAAAAAAGAATTGGTGGAAAAACAGGTTAAAATTTTTAATGATGACAGAACGTCCGATGAGTATTCAAAAATAACTCAAAGGATATTAGACATAGAGAAAGCAATTATTTTTAATAGAGAATTAATAAGAGAAGCAAAAGGTGAACAATGTTAGTTTTTAAACATAATCCTGACTATGCTATTGAAGAAGTGTGCTCTGAAATGGAGCTTGGAGTTCAAAATCCAACTCAAAGAAAAACAACAACTGTGAAGATTTATAAGGTGTATGTAAATGGGGCAATGAAGTTTATGGCAATGGATTTAACCTCTGCGTATCACTTTATTTATGTTAACAGTGGCTACAAAGAATACATCACGGATGAAGATTTTGTTGACGAAAATAATTAAAAAAATATGGGACTTGGATTGTAAGTATGGAATTTTTTGGTGGGCAAGTCTTATAAGTTTCATCTCTGTCTTTTTTACAGATGATGAAGATATTGTATGTTATTGGGTTGTAACAATATCTCTTATAACAATAGCTTCAACGCTCGGACTTTATAGATATCTTATAGAAATAGAGGAAGTTGTTAATGCGATAGACGAAGAAATATACAAAGAGAGTAAGAAAAACGAATGAGAAGCTCTATGTAAAGCATACTTTAATAAAGTAAAGGGAGGAGATAAAATGGCAACAAATGAATCTCAAATGAAAAAGGTGGTAGAAGAATTAAAAAAAAGAGGGGCAGTTACAAGAAACTGGTGTTTACAAAATTACATAAGTAGGCTTTCTGCTATAATATATACTCTGAGATATGATTATGATTGGGATTTCAAAGGAGAAAGAGTGTATTACGGGGAAGATAAGGCTCACTGGGATTATAAATATATTGTTACAAAACAAGGAAAGGACCCTTATGAAGAGAAACAAAAAAGTCAATGTTGAAGTAAATGTTGAAAAAAATGGCAACAAGGCAAGGGTGAATGCAAATATTTATATAAAAAAGGAATGTGTTATGAGTAAATTTGGTAAGATTATAGGGAGAAAAGGGTGTTGTATATTGATAGCAATTGAGGTTGTAGTGGTGGCAATAATAGCGTGTATTTTGAGTGCGGGGTTAATTATATACTCAGCTGCCTTGTATCCGTTTAAAAAGTATATAGGGTATCCAGAGTATACGCCTGCCCAAGTAATAAAAGACGCAATGCGTATTCCACAAGAAACAAAGGAGATATGGGAAGAGGAAAAGGCAAAATGTTAGTCCTCCCCCTCTTTTTTTTTAGGTTATGTTTTTAATATAATTAATGAAAAAGGTTTAAAAATGAAAGAAGTAATACGATGCATTAGAAGTATATTAAATATCTTTCCTCGTTGCATATGTTCTTCAACAAGAAATGGTAATATGTTTAGTGTCTACACAAAGAAAAAAATTATTAAAAATAAGTATTATGTTATAATAGTCCACCACAAAGAATCATTGACTGAATTAGTGCAAGAGACTGAAACCTATGAAAGAGCAATAAGGGTTGCAAAAAAAATATGTGAGGACCAAAAAGATGCTTTATAAAATTTCTCAACAATATCTACCCATGGATGATTCTATGAATGATACAAATACGGATAACAATAAGCATTTGGAAAGAGATTTTTTGATGTTTTCCGGAGGTGCTGCCTCGGGACTATACGGAGCAAAAAAATATAAACAGACAAGAGATTCTACTAAGGAATATTCAAAAAAAGCCAGAGAATATAAGCAAAGATTAAAGGATATAGTTTCTTACAAAGAAACAGGAGAAATGAGTGAAAAATTAAAAGATTTAGCGAAAAAGTATAAAGCGTTTGATGGTTCCGCTTTAAAAACAGTGCTAAAAGATGAGTATAAACCAATAGTTAAAGCAAGAAGATATGGTGCTTTGGGGATTTTGGGGACAACAATAGGAGTGTATGGTGCAAAAAAAACTTTAGATGATATAAATCCACATCCAGTAATGGAAGATATATAAGGAGTGTAAATGAAAGCGTTAAAATTGCTTAAAATTGCAGATATATATGAAGAGCAACAAGGTCCAGGCTCTGCAATTAAAAACGGAGTATTATCTGGCGCAGCATTAGGAACAATGGTGGCTGGTACACATTATGGAAGTAAATTCTTACACAATAAATTGACCAATGCGATAAATAGTGGTAAAATTACTGATGCAGGACAACTGCAAATGGCAAACAAGATTAATTCAGGGCTTGGCAAAGTACAGAATGCAACCTCGTTGCATGGCGTTCTTAATGGAATGGGAAGAGTTGGTAAAGTAATATCAGGAAGTGGAAGCTTTCTGAGTAATGCATTTGGTCTTGGAAAATCATTATTAAAGGGGTAACATGAAAGCATTAAGTTTACTATACAAAGAATCGGCAGCTATGCCTAGAGTAGTAAGAGGAGGTAGGGTTACTGCTTCTGAAGTCGAAGATTTTATTAGAAAAAACAGAAACACAGGGCCTGCTAAACCTGAATTTTCAATGCAAAGAGTATTGAATGGTGTAAGATGGGGAGGTCTTGGGTTAGGTCTTGGTGCCACTGGTTATGTAGCCTCAAGATAAAAAATAGAAAAGATGTAAGATAGGTGCTAAAGGTATAAAAAAGACAGATGGACTACACATTAAAACGAGAGAGAGAACTTCTATAAATAAACAATAATTCCTCGATTCCTCTCTTTTTTTAGCTATAATTACATAAAAAAGGTTTGTGATTATGGCTAAAGAAAGAAAAGAGAATAATAAACCACCTATTTCTCCAACCGAAGTTTCTTCGCCCTTCGCAGTTTTAGCGCTTGCCTCTGGTGCTGTAGCTGGAGTGAATCATCTAAAAACAGAAATGTATCCATCTATAAGAAGAAAAATCGAACATACAAGTGATAAAACATATTTTGAAAATAAAAAATTGAAAGCGTTAGATAAAGCTATAATGGCTTCGAATGAAGATGAAAAAAAACATTATTTAAAAGAAGCTGGTAAATACAATTATGCCACAAAGTTTTTACCAGGCAAAACTAAGCCTGAGTTTCTGGATGCGCTAAAAGCAGAGGCAGAAATAGCAAGACAACAAGAATTACAGAAAATAGACAATATTATAAGAGATGCTACAAAAAAAAGAAATGCAGCCATAGGGGTAGGGGTTGCTTCAATACTAGGTTCAGGTTTAAGCTACGCATATCAACAAAAAAAACAAAAAGAATATTTAAAAAATCTAATTAAACAAAGCTCTGATGGTGATATAACAGACAAAGAAATGGACACTCTCAAACAATATACAGCTGAAAATAAAAGCTCTTTTGTTCCTGCAACTGCAGCTGCAATGTATATAGCCGGAATAGGAGCAGATAAATTGGGCGATAAGCTAAATGAAAGTTATAGTAAAAAAGAAT